AAAATGGTGTGCCTGAGCCGATCCGGCAGGGCGTGCTGCGGCTGATTGCCCACCTGTTCACATCGCGCGATGGCACCGATGGCGAGCCGCCGGCGGCGGTGACCGCGCTGTGGCGGCCCTATCGCCGCATGAGGCTTTCGTGATGACTGTCTCCATCCACGCCAAGCGGAGGCAGCGATGACCGAGTTCGCCGGGACGCTGCGCGAGCGCGTCACCATCGAGCAAGCGATCTCGTCGCGCAACGCAATGGGCCTGCAGGAGCCGGGCTGGCAAGAAGTCTGCCGCTGCCTGGCGGCGGTGGCGCTGGAGACGGTAGGCCCGGAAAGCGAGGCGCAGGCGCTGAGCGCGATGCCGCGCTATCGCGTGACGATCCGCAAGCGCGACGGCGTCGGGCTCGACCAGCGGATTCGCTGGAACGGCCGCAGCCTGATGGTCCGCCAGTTGCTCGACGACCCGCGTGCGAAGGACCGGATCGTCATGCGCTGCGAGGAGGTGCGCGCATGATGGGTGACGTCGTCAAGCGCGGCCAGGCGCTGGCGCGCGAACGTCAACGGCGGCGCGTGCAATCGGTCGCGCGGCAATTGCGCGAATTGTTCGGCAGCGCCGCGGTCGAAACAGAAGAAGCGCGGGTGCTGGTGCGCGGGCGCGGCCTGATCAAGCGCTGGCTGATTGACCCCAAGCTGCGGTTTCTTAGTCGAGGCCTGAAATGAGCGCCGGCGGTGCGCTGCAGACGGCGATCGCCGCGGCGCTGACTATGGTCGAGGGATTGACCGGCGTGTTCGACGGGCCGCCGGCGCGCGCGGCCTATCCCTATGCGGCGCTCGACGCGACGACCGAGACCGACTGGAGCCACAAGAGCGGCGACGGGCGCGAGGTCCTGGTCGCGATCACCTTGTGGGACGATCAGCCGGTGCGGCTGCATGCGCTTGCCGACGACATTGAGACGCAGTTGCGAACGCTCGGCACGACGGTCGGCTGGCAGCTGGTAACGATGCGGCTGGTGAGGCGGCGGGTGGTGCGCGACGTCGCCGGGCCGTGGGCTGCGGCGATCGATTTTAGAGCGCGGATGCTGGCGGCGTGAGCTCTGGCGGGGCCGATCAAACGGACCAGGCTAGGACAAATATACCGACGAGAACTCCAGCTACACTAGTGATCGCACCCAAGATAACTACAAACCAATACTCTTCTGGCGAAGTCCGGCGGTCGAAACGCCGCAAATATGCCCACTGTCCGATGCCAGTGCTGAGTGATCGCCAGACATCCCAGCCGCAGAGGGCAGCTCCGGCGAGCAAGAAGATTCCGAGGACGATGTTCGTGGTCACAGACCGAGCTTAGCCCGCGACCGGCGCTGTGCAAGCTGGGCCACGCAGATCGACAGGTTTGAAGAACAAAGGAGAAAGAAATGGCGGCGGAACGCGGCAGCGCATTCCTGCTCAAGATCGGCGACGGCGCGGTGACCCCAAGCTACGCGACGGTCGCCGGGCTGAAGACCACGCAACTGTCGATCAACGGCGATCCGGTGGCGATCACCAACAAGGGGAGCGGCGGCTGGCGCGAGCTATTGTCCGGCGCCGGCGTGCGATCGGTGTCGGTGGCCGCGAGCGGGATCTTCACCGGCAGCGCGGCAGAAGCGCAAGTGAAAGGCCTGGCATTGTCGGGCGCGCTCGAGAGTTATGAATTGAGTTTCGAGAGCGGCGACCGGATGCGCGGTCAATTCCTGGTGACTCGGCTTGAATATGCCGGCGATTTCAACGGCGAGCGCAATTACACGCTGGCGCTCGAAAGCTCCGGCGAAGTGGTCGCGCTGTGACGGTTCCAAATGCCCATCGCGGCGAGGCCAGCATCGAGGTCGGCGGCGAACGCCTGCTGCTTCGCCCGACATTCGGCGCGCTGGTCGCCGCCGAAGAGGAGCTGGGATCGCTGTTCGAGATCGTCGAGCGGGCCGCCGAAGGGGCGTTGAAGCTCCAGCAGATCGTCGCCTTGTTCGACCATCTGTCGCGCAGTCGTCCCGAGGGGATCACGCGCGAGCGCATCGGCGAAGCAGTGGTGGAGAAGGGCCTCGCCGGCGTGACGCCGACACTGAAGCTCGTCCTGACGCAGGTTCTCCAAGGGCGCTGATGGATTGCTTCGGCCGGTGCGCAGCGCGTCTCAGCAGCGCTGCGTCAACCCTGCTTGGCTGGAAGCCAGACGAGTTCTGGAACGCGACTCCGGCCGAGCTTGCGCTAGCGCTCGAGGCGCCGGCCGATGCGGCCCAAGGTCCCGACGTCGCGACGATCGCGGCACTTCGGCGCCAATTTCCTGACGACGAGATCGATCATGGATGAGGAAATCGAGCGGCTGGTCGTCAGCGTGCGCGCCGACACCGCCGGATTCGCGCGCGACATCGCGACGATGCGCGAACAGCTCGAGGGACCGCTGGTCTCGGGTGCCGGCCGGGCGGGACGCATGATCGACAACGCCCTCGCGCGAGCGATCACGACCGGAAAATTCGGCTTCGAAGACCTCAAGAAGGTCGCGCTGTCGGCGATGAACGAAATCGCCCAGGCGTCGCTGCGCGGCTTGTTCAGTTCGGTCGGCGGCAACGGTCTCGGGTCGGGATTGATCAACGGGCTGAGCAGCCTAGTAGCTTCGCTGTTCGGTGCGCCCGGCCGCGCTACCGGCGGGCCGGTGAGTGCGGGTCGCGGCTATGTCGTGGGCGAGCGTGGGCCGGAAGTGTTCGTCCCTGCGAGCAGCGGGCGGATCGAACATCTCGGCGGCCGAGGCCGTGACGTCCGGATCGGGATCACGATCCAGGCTCCGGCACCGTCGGATCCGCAGGTTTTGCGGCAGTCGAGCCGACAGGTCGCACGCGCAATCCGTTCGGCGCTGGCGGACCCGCGATGAACCTGTGGTTCACGAGGCCCAACGCGAAAATCGTCGGGACGCACGTCAAGCGGTTCGACCCGCTGCACTGGTCGGTCGACTTTCCACGCGGGGCGATCGCGAGCCTCGTGACGACGCCCGACGCGCATGGGCTGGCCGTCCAGTGCGAGTTCCTGCGCAAGGGCGACTTGGTCGGCCTGATCTGGGAGAGCGAGGACAAGCTCTCTCATCCGGCCCACGCGCGGGAAACCAACCGCGACTATTCGCACTGCCAGCTCAGCTTCCGCTGGCAGTCGAGTGGAGTGATTGGGCTCGACGCGCTCAACGGCCCGACGCTGACGATCGAAGGCAAGGATGCTGAAGGCGATTTGCGATCCTGGTTCGTGCGGTTGTGGAATTATGCGGACGGGACGCCGACCGACGCGGAAGTGACCCTCGATTTTTACGCGCTCGACGGCGGGTTCAGCCTGCCAGCAGACGCGGATCGGGTCGATCCTGCGCGGATCGATCGCATGTTCATCAGCTTCGTCGCGCCGGGTTACGTCGAGGCTTCGACCGAGACGTTCGCGGCGCCGGTGCAGGCGACGGTGACGATCACCGACATTCGATGCGACGGATCGGGCAGCGTACTCGCGATCAGCGATGCTGTCGCCCCGGAGCATGGGCTGCGCATCGCGTCTGCTTACGACGATCAGTACAATTTGGCGCCGGAGCGGCTGGTCGAGGCGATCGAGCGGCTCGGCTATCGCGGGATCGTCAGCCACTACATCGGGATGAGCCATTATTTCGCGCTGACCGGTGCGGGCGAGCTCGACGCGACGCGGACGCTCAACAGCGCTGCGCTCGCCTGGCACCGCGATTTCGCGCGAGCGTGCAAGTCGCGTGGGTACGAATTGATCTGGTCGCTGTCGTACGAGATCCTCGACATGTTTTGTCCGGCGGCGTGGAAACAACGCGCCTATGACGGATCGCCGGCACTGACGGGGTGGGACCCGCCGTCGGCGCTGGTGTCGCCGGCCAACAGTGCGGCGATCGACTTCCTTAAGAACGTCGCGACCGAACTGGTGGCGATCTCGCAGGAAGCGGGATTGCAGCCGCAGGTGCAGATCGGCGAGCCTTGGTGGTGGGTGAAGTCCGACGGTGCGATCTGCCTTTATGACGCTGCGGCGATCGCGGCGTTCGGCGGCGAGCCCGTGGAAATCGCCAATGTCGGGGGCAGCCTGACTGCAACGCAATTGCAGTTGCTCGACGAAGCGGGCGCGATGCTGGCAGCTTCGACCGCCGCGGTCACAGACGCGGTCAAGGCCGGAGCACCGGAAGCGAAGGCCTTGCTGTTGGTGTACCTGCCGACGGCGCTCGATCCCGCGGCGCCCGAGCTCAAGCGCGCGAACCTGCCGATGGGCTGGGCCAAGCCGGCGTTCGATGTGCTGCAGCTGGAGGATTACGAATGGGTGACGAGCGGCCGGATCGGACGCCGCGAAGCCGCCTATGCCGAGGTCGAGGAACGTTTCGGCTATCCAGTCGCCGAACGACATTATTTTTCCGGGTTCGTAGCAACGCCCGAAGATCGGACGCAATGGCACGACATCGTCGACGCGGCGCTCGACGCGCGGGATCGCGGAACCGCCGAAGTCTTCCTGTGGGCGCTCCCACAAGTGCTGCGCGACGGCCTTACATTATTTGGGAAGGAGCAGGCGGTGACGCCTTTCGACGACGTGTCGTTTCCGATCGAGATCGGCCAGGAAGCCAGCATCGCACCAAGCTTTTCGACCAACATCGTGACCAGCGCGAGCGGCTATGAATCGCGCAACGCCAACTGGGCGCAGGCGCGGCTGCGGTTCGACGCCGGGCCGGGCGTTCGCGGAGACGCGGAGCTGGAGACCCTGCTGACCTTCTTCCGCGCGCACCGCGGGCCGGCGGTCGGCTTCCGCTTTCGCGACCCGTACGACCACAGCTCGAACGGGATGACGGGAGCGCCGACACCTGGCGATGAAGTGATCGGAACCGGCGATAGCGACACTGATCGGTTCGCGTTGGTAAAACGATACGGCGAGAGCGAGGCGCGGCGGATCACGCGGCCGGTATCCGGAAGCGTCCGCATTGCGGTGAATGGCAGCGAACTAACCAGCGGCTGGACGCTGCAGGACAAGGGCCTGATCCAATTCACGGTGCCGCCCGCGGCGGGCGCGGCGATCACCGCGGGCTTCCTGTTCGATGTAGCGGTCCGCTTCGAGCAGGACCGCCTCGAGGTGAACCGTGCGACCTTTCTCGCCGGAGAGGCGCCTTCAGTGCCGCTGGTTGAAGTACGCGAGGACTGAGCATGAGCATTGCCGATGGCGAGCTGACCAGCCTGGCACTGTGCTGGCGGCTCGAGCGCTCTGATGGGGCAGGAATCGCGCTGACGAGCCACGACCAAGCGCTGACCAGAGACCAAATCGCCTACGCGCCGTCGCCTGGCATGATGCCGGCCTCGATCAAGCGAAGCCTCGGTTTGGAGCCGGATTCGACCGAAGTCGCGGGCGCGCTGAGCTCGGACGCGCTCGACGAACAGGATCTGGCGCTGGGGCGCTGGGACGGCGCGACGATGCAACTCACGGCGATGGATTGGGCCAATGCGGAAGCCGACCCAATCGCACTGCTCGCGGGCGAGGTCGGAACGGTAACCGTCGACGGCGAGGGGTTCACCGCCGACCTGCAGGGCGCGGCCGCAAAGCTCGACAATCCCGTTTGTCCCGCAACCTCGCCGGAATGTCGCGCCATGTTCGGCGACAAGAGATGCCGGGTCGATCTCGCGGGACGAACGATCACTGCAAGGGTGATCGAGGCCGACGGTCCGACGCTGACGCTGGATACCAGCGTTGATGACCGATTTGTGTTCGGTCGGTTGCGCTACATGAGCGGGGCGAACTGCGGTCTCAGCAGCGTGATCCTTTCTGCGAGCGGCACAGCCATCCAACTGCGCGATTGGCCGCGCGCAGCGGTCGAAAGCGGCTGTCGCGTCGATATCCGCGAAGGCTGCGACAAGCGGCTCGAAACCTGCGTGTCGCGCTTCGACAATGCGGCCAACTTTCGCGGCGAGCCGCACCTGCCTGGCAACGACCTGCTGACGCGCTACCCCGGAGCTTGAGCAATGAAGATCGATTATGCGGCGCGCGCTCGCGCGCTCGTCGGCACGCGCTTCCGCGCGCAGGGTCGCGGCGAGGGTGGACTCGACTGTGTCGGAGTTGTGCTGGCGACCTTCGGGATCGACGCGCGGGCGCAGGAGCGCGACTATTCACTCCGCGGCGATCATCTGCACGAGTTGCGCGAACAGCTTGTGCTTCATTTTCGACGCGTCCGCCCAGCAGAGCTGCGCGCAGGCGACGTTATGGTGCTCGAAGCAGGCAAGCATCAGTCTCATCTCGCTGTCCGGACCACCGATGGATTTGTGCACGCTCATGCCGGCATTCGCCGGGTGGTCGAGACGCCGGGCATGCCGGAGTGGCCGATGCTCGGTGTTTATCGCATGCGCCGGAGCTGAGCCTTGGCGACACTCGTGCTCAGCACCATCGGGACCGTCCTGGGCGGACCCGTCGGAAGCGCGATCGGTGCGCTCATCGGTCAGTCGATCGACCAGGAACTGCTTGCGCCAGTCCGGCGCGGACCGAGGGTCGGCGACCTTAGCGTTCAGACCTCCAGCTACGGCACGCAAATCCCGCGGATTTACGGGACGATGCGCGTGGCGGGCAGCGTGGTCTGGGCCACGGACCTCGTCGAGCATGCCAACACCGGCGGCGCGAAGGGGCAACCGGATGTGACTTACACCTACACCGTATCGATGGCGGTTGCGTTGTCGTCACGCCGCGCGGGGTCGATCAAGCGGATCTGGGCGGACGGGAAGCTGCTGCGCGGCGCCGCTGGCGACTTCAAGGTCGGTACCAAGTTTCGTTTCCACGACGGCAGCGAAGACCAGCTCATCGATCCGTTCATCGGATCGGTTGAGGGAATTGCGAACACGCCGGCGTACCGCGGCATTGCGCTGGCGCTCTTCGAGGACCTGGAGCTGGCCGAATTCGGCAACAGGATCCCGTTCCTAACCTTCGAAATCGAAGCAGACGAGGAGCCCCCGACCGTCGGGATGGTGCTTTCGGACGCCTCCAACAGCTCGATTACGGCGGGGACTGACCGCACGCTTGGGGGATACGCAGCCTACGGTCGATCGATCAAAGAGGCGATCAAGCCGCTCGTCGACTCCTTTGGTGTCGGCCTGTTTGATGACGGTGAAGTCCTGCGTCCGCCGAGGCCTGGGGTTCGCTTGCCAATCGCGGCCGGCGAACTTGGCAATAGCGCCGAGCAACAGCCTGTGCCGCGAATTCACCGCGAGCAGACTCCGGTGCGCGCTGTACCGGCGGCGCTGCGCGTGACCTATTACGATCCGGCACGCGACTATCAAACGGGAGAAGTGCGCGCGAGCGCGGGAGAACAGTCGGGCGGCGAGAAGCAGCAGGACCTTCCGGGTGTATTCACTGCCGGCGACGCGAAAGCGCTGGCGCAGGAAATGCTGGCGCGTGCATGGTCGTCGCGAGACCGGCTGACATTGCGCCTGCCGCCGGGAAGGATGACGCTGGAGCCGGGCAGCGAGGTCGACCTGTCGCTCAGCCCGCCCCACTGGAAACTGGAGACAGTCACGATCGAAGGTTTCGTTCCCGTCATTGAGCTCAGCCCAACGGTGGCGCGCGGAGTTGGCGTAACGGCGGACGCAGGCCGGATCGTTTCAAATCCCGACTTTCTTTCCGGCGCGATCAGTATCGCCCTACTCGATATTCCAAACGTGCTGGGATTCGCCTCGACCGAACCGACCTTGGTGCTGGCAGCGACCGCGACCGGTAACGGTTGGAAGCGCCGTCCGGTCGAGATTGAATTCGCGGGTCAGCGGATCGCCACGGAAACGGCTCGTGGCAAGAGCTTGCTGGGACATGCGCTAACCGCGCTCGGGCCCAGCGCGACCGACCTCATTGACGAGCAGAGCAGTGTCGAAATCGAACTGATCGACACCGATCAATGGCTAAC